AGGCATAAATGACATTTTTTATTAGGCAAACAAAGGAGGCTACAAAATGGCATCATTAGCAGAAATCCGCGCAAAACTAGCGGAACAGCAAAATCGCTCAACTGGTAATTCTACTGGTGGCGGAGACAACGCAATTTACCCACATTGGAATATGCAAGAAGGCAAGGAAGCCGTGGTAAGATTCTTACCAGACGGTAACACTGACAACACATTCTTTTGGGTAGAACGTGCGATGATCAAATTACCTTTCGCAGGTATTAAAGGCGAATCAGACAACCGTAACGTAATTGTTCAAGTTCCATGTGTGGAAATGTATAATGACGGAACAGCGTGTCCAATTCTTTCCGAAGTTCGTCCATGGTTTAAAGACAAGAGTCTTGAGGACATGGGCCGTAAATATTGGAAGAAGCGTTCATACATCTTCCAAGGTTTTGTTTCAGACGATCCGTTGAATGAAGACAACAAACCAGAAAATCCAATTAGACGTTTTATCATTGGGCCACAAATTTTCCAAATTATTAAGGGTGCATTAATGGATCCTGAATTGGAAGAATTGCCAACTGATTATTTGAAGGGTGTTGATTTTAGAATCAAGAAAACTTCAAAAGGCGGCTATGCAGACTATTCAACATCACAATGGTCACGTAAGGAACGTTCGATTACTGCTGATGAACAGGCAGCAATTGATGCGCATGGTTTGTATAACTTGTCAGACTTCCTTCCTAAGAAGCCAACTGACGTTGAATTACAGGTAATGAAAGAAATGTTCGAAGCATCAGTTGATGGTGAAGCATATGATATGGACAAGTGGGGTCAGTATTTTAAACCGGCTGGAATGAGCCAAAATACTGGTGATCCTAACAAGGCCAAAGCATCTGCTCCAGCGGCAGCATCTGCTCCAGTAGCAGAGGCAGCACCAGTAGCAACTCCAGCACCAGCGGCTGAAGCGGCTCCTGCAGAAGGTGGCGACAGTGCTAATAGAGCACAGGACATTTTGGCAATGATCCGTAACAGACAACAACAGTAAAGAGTTTGATTGTGAGTTCCGGCAAAAACCTCCATACGGTAACCAGCGAGGTCTCACAGTCTTTTTTACAAAGGAAAGGTAATTATGGCAAAAGCATTTGATATTTCTAAATTCAGAAAGACATTAACCAAGAGCATTGATGGTCTTGGTGTAGGGTTTAATGATCCTACAGACTGGATTTCTACAGGAAATCTAGCACTAAACTATTTAATAAGTGGCGACTTCCACAAGGGTGTTCCGCTAGGCAAGGTAACAGTATTTGCAGGTGAATCAGGATCAGGTAAATCTTATTTTTGTTCTGCTAACATCGTAAAGGCAGCACAGGAACAAGGTATCTTTGTAGTACTAATTGATTCGGAGAATGCACTTGATGAAAAGTGGTTGCAGGCTTTGAATGTTGATACATCAGAAGAAAAACTACTTAAACTTAACATGTCAATGATTGACGATGTTGCTAAGACTGTATCCGAGTTTATGAAGGAATACAGAGAAATGGCAGAAGAAGAACGTCCAAAAGTATTGTTCGTTATTGACTCGCTAGGTATGTTGCTTACACCAACAGATGTTGATCAATTCCAAAAGGGTGATATGAAGGGTGATATGGGTCGTAAGCCTAAGGCACTAACAGCACTCGTGCGTAATACTGTTAATATGATTGGTAGTTACAACGTAGGTATGGTATGTACCAATCACACGTATGCTTCACAGGATATGTTTGATCCAGATGATAAAATCTCAGGTGGTCAAGGATTTATCTATGCAAGTTCAATTGTAGTAGCAATGCGTAAATTGAAACTTAAAGAAGATGAAGATGGTAACAAGGTAACTGATGTGCGTGGTATTAGAGCCGCGTGTAAGGTTATGAAAACACGTTACGCAAAACCATTTGAAAGTGTTCAAGTTAAGATTCCATATGAAACAGGAATGGATCCTTACAGTGGATTGGTAGATCTTTTTGAAGCAAAAGGTTTGCTTAAGAAAGAAGGTAATAGACTTAAATACACTGACCTTAAAGGTGAGACGCATTTGGAATATAGAAAAGCGTGGGTTGGTGAGAAGTTGGACATGATTATAAATGATATCGCTAACAAGCCTGACATTGCAGATGCAGAAGAAGCCGTTGAGGAGCAAGTTGAATCTGTAAATGGAGACTAAACACTAATGAGCGTAAATCAAGATCTTATTGCTGATATTTGGAATGTGGTAAGTGAGCACATTCCTGAACAACAAAAGAAAGACGTGGCTACGGAGTTTGTAACCACTCTATTAGATCACGGTGTCAGTGAGAATGTTCTAGAAGGACTGTTTGGAATATGTACATACCTAGATGGTGCTCTAGAATATGCTATTGACGAAGAAGAAATAGAAGACTATGATGAGGATGAATATTAATAATGGTAAATTGGTACGATAAGGTTTCTAAGGATATTTCAACAATTCCGGATGCAGTAAAGTATTTTGAATCCGAATTATTGGAAGCAAAGAGAGAAACTAACATCAAGGGTAGAATCGAACTTGCCTCAGCAACCATGCCAGCCATTGTTGAAACTCGTTTTAATCAACTTCAGGAAATTGAAGCAATACTAGAATACTTAAACATCGAGCTTCGCCGATTACGAGCAGGACATTTTAGGAAATATGTTGAAAATTATCAAAGACAACTTAGTTCCAGAGATGCTGAAAAATTCGTTGATGGTGAAGCCGATGTTGTAGATTTTGAAAAGATCATCAACGAATTTGCCCTACTAAGAAACAAATGGTTGGGCATTATTAAGGGTCTTGACATCAAGCAATGGCAGTTATCAAACATTGTTAAACTAAGAACTGCCGGCTTAGATGACGCTTCACTATAATAACCAATAATATTTTTCATAATAAACTACCCATATAAATAGTACTATGGAAACCATAGTATTAGTAACAGGTGGGTTTGATCCCATACATTCAGGACACATCGCTTACTTCAAAGCCGCAAAAGAACTAGGTGATAAACTAGTAGTAGGTTTGAATTCCGACGATTGGTTAGAGCGTAAAAAGGGTAGAGCATTTATGCCCTGGAACGAACGCCTTGCTATCGTTAATAATCTTAAAATGGTTGATGAAACATTTACATTCGTAGATGATGACAATACAGCCAAAGCATTTATACAACAGGTTAGAGCCCACTATCCAAATGCACATTTGGTATTTGCCAATGGAGGCGATAGAACAGCAGAAAACATTCCTGAAATGGATATTCAAGATGATAACTTGACTTTTGAATTTGGCGTTGGTGGAGAAGATAAAAAGAATAGTTCAAGTTGGATCTTGGAAGAATGGAAGGCTCCTAAGACCAAAAGATTATGGGGTTGGTATAGAGTTTTAGACAATCAACCACAGAACGGTTTTAAGGTAAAAGAGTTGGTCATAGAACCAGGAAAGAGTTTATCAGACCAACGACATTTTAAACGTTCCGAACATTGGTATGTTCTAAAAGGAACTGTTAGAATGGAAACTGAACACGAAGAAAGAAAAAACGTAGTTCATCTAGACGCTCTTACAAGAGGATACGACATTGCAGTAGGCACTTGGCACCAAGCGTCTAACCCATCCGAAACAGTACATGCACATATTTTAGAAGTTCAATACGGAGAAGCATGCGTAGAAGAGGATATTGAAAGAAGATGAGTGATTGGATTTATCTTAGCAAGGACAATCAAGATGTCTATGTAAATCAATTTGCCAAGGGTGTTAGGGCAAAAACTACTGATACAAATAAATTTGACTATGATGCTTCTGATGATCCAATAATGCTGCGAGGCATACTCAAAAAGAAAATCATCTACAAGTGTTGGGAAGATGCTAGAGATTTTTATTACATGGATACGGGATATTTCGGTAATGAAAAAACTGCTGGAAATCCTAATGGTTGGAAGTATTGGCACAGAATAGTAAAAAATGATTTACAACACGGCGAAATTATTGACAGACCAGACAATCGATTTAAAACATTTGGAAAAACATTTCTTCCTTGGAAAAAGAGTGGTAGGAAAATACTAGTAGCAGCACCCGATGAAAAGCCCTGCAGGTTCTACAACTTAGAACTGGATCAATGGCTTGAGGATACTGTTAATACAATAAAAAAATTCACGGATAGGCCCGTTGAAATAAGACAGCGCAACAAAAACAGAATACACAGATTAACAAACACCTTACAACAAGCATTAGATAACGATGTATTTGCGTTGGTAACATTTAACTCTAATGCCGCAGTTGAATCTGTGTTTCACGGAATACCCGTCTTTACACTAGCACCAGCAAATGCAGCAAGTCCTGTTGGTTTAAAGGATTTATCTAAAATAGACAGTCCTTATTATCCTAACAGCGATAAATTATATGCGTGGGCATGCCATTTATCATATGGCCAATTCCATGTTAATGAATTTAAATCAGGTGCAGCGAAAAGGCTATTGGAGGAACAATGAAAGTATTTGTAGGATACGATACTAGAGAAGATATTGCATGGCAGGTATGTAAGCACAGCATTATCTCAAAAAACAAGGATGTTGATGTAAGACCACTTAAACTAACCGAACTGAGAGAAAAGGGCTGGTACAAGAGAGATACAGATAAACTAGGATCAACTGAATTTACTTTTAGTAGATTCCTAATACCTGAATTGTGTAATTTTAATGGTTGGGCAGTATTCATGGATTGTGACATGATTCTTACCACGGACATTAAGGAACTTTTTGATCAAGCAGATGACAAGTATGCTGTAATGTGTGTTCATCACGATTACACTCCCAAAGAAGGGCAGAAGATGGATGGACAAACACAAACAATATATCCAAGAAAAAATTGGAGTTCAGTAGTGCTTTGGAATTGCGGACATCCTAGTAATAAAAAAATTGATATGGAACTAGTTAATGATCCTAGCACAACAGGAAAATATCTCCACAGATTTAGTTGGTTAAAAGACGAAGAGATTGGACAACTGAGTCATGAATGGAATTGGCTAGTTGGATGGTATAAGGAACCAGAAGACGGTAATCCTAAGTTAATACACTACACCGAAGGCGGTCCTTGGTTTGAAAATTATAGATACTGTGAGTACCACGATCTGTGGAAAAAAGAACTACAGGACATGATGAAATAATGAAATCAGATCTCATACTAGAAAACGCTTTGGTTGCTGGTTCCTCTGGCACTCTTACAGTGGATGAAAAACAAACCGACAAAGGGTTAGTTGTTAGGGGGGTGATGAGAAAAAAGGCAGTTGATGAATGCGTTAAAACTGGTAGAGATTTTTGGTATGTTGATACTGGATATCTTGGAAACTTCCCTAGTAAGAATGATCCCAAGGGAAAGAAAAAATGGAACAGAGTTGTTAAAAATGAAAATCAATTATCACAATTGAGAGATGTTCCGTCTGATAGATTTGAAAATTTAATTAAAGATGATCCAAGACTAAAGTGGAACGGCTGGAAAAATTACGACAAGAAAATTTTATTGGTGATGCCTAACCCTAAGGCTTGTAAATATTATAATATTGATTACGATACATGGGTTAAGGAAACTAAAGAACAGATTGCAAAATACACTGATCTTCCTGTAGTAGAAAGAATAAAAGGATCACGCAGAGAAAGAAACACTCACACAATTTATGATGCCTTGGATGAAGGCGTGTATGCCACAGTAGCATTTAACAGCATTGCTGCACTAGAATCAATTGTTTATGGTGTTCCTGCATTCGTGTCAGTACCCTGTGCTGCCACACCACTTGCTTCGACTGATTTATCACAGTTAGCAAACCCATTTAAACCAACAGCAGATCTTATAGAAAAACAATGTCATAATCTTGCATACGGACAATTTACCATGGAAGAAATGGAAGACGGCACGGCGTATAAACTTGTGGAAAGGTATTCATGAAACTATTATTAAATGACAAGGAAATAGCACACTTCCTTAACAACAGCATTGATCTTGTTGAAAAATTCAAGAACACGCATATACAAACCAGACACATGACCACGTTCCATATGGAAT